TTACTATCTATTGCATCATTTGCAATTTTTAAACTCACCTGTCTTCCTCTAACTCTAGTGTCTACTTTATCAGTTGATGAAGTAATAGTAAAGGGTCCCGTAATAGAAGGTGGTGTTGTTGAAGGCGTTGAATCAGCATTAGCAGGATAGTCTCTAAAGAATAATGTTATTATTGCATTTCCTTCTAAATTCTTAAAGTCCGGTATAAATCTTTTAACTCGCATGATTAATTGACCGTCTCCACCTAAACCTTGTTCAGATATATCATAGTCTCCAGATTTAATATAAGCAGCTATTGCAGTATTATTTCCATCTGCATCTACTTCATTAACACCCGTTTCTTGTGCCCAGTATTTAGATGAACCATAAGTATTAGTTACACCGTTAATAGTTGGAAATGTAGGTGTGCCATTTGCATTATATTGTGTTGCATAAGGTAAATCAAAAGTAACTGAATCTTGATATGTTGTTCTAGCCAATGATCCAACGGCCCAAGTATTTTCAACAAAGTTATAAACAACGTTTCTATCTACTTGAGTTGCACCTGATTTTGCATAATTCCAACCTACTTCATTATATAAAGAGTTGTGATAAGCATAAGCTATTTGACTTGCATCATAATTAATTCCTAAATTATCTCCATCATTTGTAAATACAAAGTCTTCAACTAAAGAAGGTATTTGTTTAACCGTACCATCAAATGCAAAGAAACCTCCTCCAAATCCCATCCAAAATACAGCGCCCTGTGCAAATATCATGGCATGTTGACCAAGACATCCACAGTTTGTACCCACCTGTCTAATAGAGAATGTAAATGGTGGTCCTACATATTGAATTGTATATGCTGCTTGATCCGTTAAAACTAATATGTAATCTTTACCTTGTACAGCTCCGATAATTGTATTTCCTGTATCTAATCTAAATGTTCCTGCAGTATTAGTTACTTTTGGAGTCCAAGTGTTAATATCTTCTTGATTTGAAAATCTTATAAGCATTGGATCAAAAGTTGACGTATCTCCAATTGTAGATTCAGTTCCCATTGCAAATAAATGTCTATCTCTATCAGATACAATCGTCATAATAGATTTTGTAGGTGCACCACTTACAACTGCTGCTCTTGTACCTAATCTATTTGCAACAGATGGATCCCAAGTATAAGTTTTACCATTCTTAATTGTAGCAACAAGTATCTGGCCAAAGTTATCTAGCGACCAGGAACCAGGTTCTAAAGTAACAGTTGTTACTGAAGACTCTTCTCCCCAATCTTGCCAAGACGTTGCATTTGTAACAATAGCATTATCTAAATGTGATGCTGCAGTTGTACCATTTGCTCCTCTTGTACAACCTAAAAATTGTGTAGCATTTTTACTTGTGTAAGTAATTAATTCTGAATCAATATCTATTCTTCCAGCTGCTGGAAAAGTTGATGCAGAATCTACTGTGATAGTTGTAACGACATTATCAATTGCTCCATTTAATTGATTTGTTGCACTTGGAGTAACTACTCCACCCCATAATCCTGTTCCAAATCCGTAAGCTGGAGTTTGAAATGTAGGACCAATAAATACATAAGGTGTCATTGTTAAAGTTCCACCTGCAGTAACACCTGTACCTGTTTCAGCACTTGCCATAGTAATTCTAAAAGTACTCGCTGTTGGTACTGAAGTTACTTCAAATGTATTTGTTGTAAAACTTGCTGATGTAAAACTTGTTGTTGGAGCCCCTGGAGTTGTAACACTTGTAAATATTATATAATCACCAACAGATAATCCATGAGCAGTTAAATTTATTGTTACAGTCGTTGAAGACGTTGTTGATGTATAAGTTGCTCCAGTTAGAGCTGTACCAAGTGGTGTAATATCGTAAAAAGAACCTTCATAATAAACAACCAATACTTTAGAAGATCCTAAGGCTGCGTATTTTTTACCATCTAATGCTGTCCACGTGTGCTGGTCTCTAACAGGACCCGCGATGGTACTAGAAACGAGTTGTTGAAAACCACCTATCTTTTGTGGTTCTCCATACCTAAATCTAATATTATCACCATCAATCCATTGCCCTTCGGCTCCAGTTGCAGTTTGTTGTTTATTAAATCCTGGCTTAAATTGTATCTTCTGTAAAGGCATAAGCCTTTCCTTATATAGGTTTTATTAGTAAATGCACTATTTTTTTGGAAGCATTATATTCCAATCAATGTTTTTAAGCAATTCTTCTAATTTTACTTCTATTAATTTATGTTCTTTCATATATCTTACAAATTCTTTAGTATCAATAAGTATCCACTCCTTACTTGTTTCAAATAACACCTTATCTGCTTCACTATTAAAAGGTACAAATTTACTTTTTTTATTGTTTAAGTGATCTCTTAAAAACCTTATATCAAACTTTAAATGTTGATTAGATAGCCTTTCTATAATACCTGAAACTTGCCATTGCTCGTTATCAAAAGCATAAACTACGTTTTTTAAGTATTCTTCTACAAACTTAATATTCATACCTATATAGACAAAAGTAAGTAATTATATTATATATTCCTTACAAGAAATAGAAAATATGAATTTAAAGAATCATTATTGGTATTTTACTTCTGTTCTTTCGCCTAAATTTTGTAATGAAATTATAGAATATGGTAAAAGAAACCAAGAAGAATTTGCTAGAACAGGTGGATTTAGAAGTAAAGATTTATCAAAAGATCAAGTAAAAGAAATAAAGAAAAAAAGAAATTCTAATATTGTATGGATGAATGATCAATGGATTTATAAGGAAATATTGCCTTACGTTCATACAGCAAATAGAAACGCTGGATGGAATTTTAATTTTGATTATTCTGAAAGTTGTCAGTTTACTAAATATGGTCCAGGACAATATTATGGTTGGCATTGTGATTCTTTTCCTGAACCATATGCAGATAAAGATAACACAGATACATTTGGTAAAATTAGAAAACTATCTGTAACATGTTCTTTATCAGATCCTTCAGAATACACAGGAGGAGAATTAGAATTTAATTTTAACGATCCAGAAAAAACAAAAAAACAAAATATGAGAAAATGTATTGAAATATTACCAAAAGGATCTATATGTGTTTTTCCAAGTTTTGTATGGCATAGAGTTTGCCCTGTTAAAAAAGGAACACGTTATTCCCTTGTAATTTGGAATTTAGGAGAATCATTTAAATGAACGATACTTTAGAATTTAAAGAATATTTTGGAAGCCCAATTTATACAGTTGAATTACCTGAACTTCTTTTATCTTTAAATAAAGAAACAGATATCTTTATTAAAGCCTCTAAAGATAAAAATAAAAAATTTATAAAACAAAGAGAAGTTAAATTAAAAAAGAAAATTGGAGACTTTGGATTATCTCATCACTCAACTTCTCTTATTAATTTGCCAGCATTTCAAGAATTTCAAAAATACATACAAGATAGATCTATAGAGATACTAGATCATATGGGATATGACTTAAGAAACCATGTTTTAAATTTAAAAGAATTATGGGTACAACAATTTGCAGAAAAAGGTGGTGGACATCATAATAGACATGTTCATTATAATAGTCATATAAGTGGATTTTATTTTTTAAAATGTTCAAATAAAACATCTTTTCCTATTTTTAATGACCCAAGACTTAATAAAGTTATGAATCAACTTCCTTTAAAAAAAGAATCTGACATAACAACAGGCACTAAAAGTATTATTTTTGATATAAAACCAGGAACATTAATAATGTTTCCTTCTTTTTTAGAACATGAATTTTATTTTGATTATGGAATTGATACTTTTAAATTTATTCATTTTAATATTGAAGCGGTAAGAAAAAATGAGTTTTAAAATTAAAAAATATTCAGTTATAAAAAACGTTATTTCAAAAGAACTATCTCTTTTTATTTACAATTATTTTTTAATGAAAAGAGAAGTAGCTAAAACTTTATTTAAAACTAAATACATTTCTCCATTTGAAACAATGTTGGGTGTTTGGACAGATAAACAAGTTCCTAATACTTATTCACATTATTCAGATATTGTAATGGAAACTTTATTATTAAAACTACAGCCTATAAT